TCTAGTAATAACCAAAGAGGCCGTATTCACGACAATAACTCTGCCAGTTGCGCCAGACGTATTGCCAGTAACCGTTTCGCCAACGGTCACCGTGGCCGTAAACGTGCAAACCAAAATGTTGTAGTTGGCAGCGGACGGACTAGCCCGGCCGTCAAAACGCTCATAGCCAGCTATGCGGGTGTAGCCACCCGTAATTGAGCATTCAAAGTTTGCTGCCCGCCTCGCGACCCCTGAAGGCAACGATAGCGTTGGCGTTACCTGGTCAAGTCCCCCGCCAAGTTTGATCAGGTCGTATTTGACGGGGACTGCTTTAAACATACATTAAGCCAAAGGCGGTCCGCTGACAATGGTTGGGAGCTGGTCGATGTTGATCCGCTCCATGAGACGCTTGAATTCAAACTCAGCGCGCTGATACACCTCTGGCGCAGACTCATAGCCCGCGTAGTAGTACATCGCCCGATAAACAATCGCCATGTGGTAATTCACGGGAAACGCTGGTGTATCCGCATTGGCCGTCAACTCCACAGGCAAGACGTAGTACTCGCCATCAATGACATACGCCTGATCGGGAATCGAGCCTAAGCCCAGGCGCTTTTCTGGATCGATGGTGACCACAACTGGCCGCGCATACGTCGTTCGCATATTGCCGTACATGTACAGGTTACGAAACGTCGTGTACTCCATAAAGTTCATCAACTGCTCGTCGGCATAGCTCTGGCTCACTGAGCTGCACCTGAAACTATCTCTCTTCCAGTTGGCAAACGTGGCGCCAATGCCCGCTTGTGTAGCTGTGTAAAACTGCTGCGGTGTCGTGCAGTTAAAAGTGACCGCTTCACGCATAAAAAGCCAGTCTTCTTTGCTTGTCTGTATATCAACCCAAGCCGACGATACCCAACTGGCAATTCGGGCAGATTCGCCCGTCAAGTTTTGCACAGTGGTTAAAGCCGGCCCAGTGACACCGCACTCAACGCGAGTGCGGTTAACAAGCTGAAGATAATTCATGCTGGCTCAGCTAATACGTGTTGCAGCCATGCGCGCCCGCGGGGGTTGGTGTCCTCTACCAAATCAAACGGGTAGCACAAACCATGGCGGGCAACCATATCAATCTGATCAGGGGCCGAGGCATTGCGCGTGATCTGGTTGTACTTAGTTTCTTTCATACGGGCCAGCACTTCAACGTACTTGCGGCGAACCAATGTGGGATACCCACGAATGATGGGCTGGTTAGTACCGTTCACATTAACAATAACTTGCGGCGCTTGATTTTCATCAGTCGTTGAATGCACCGTGATAGTGACGAGCTCATTCATAAATGACTCTTCACTTGCCAGGGTGCTGAAATCTTTTGACTCTGCAAGAGTCTCGATGACTGGTACGTCATCCGTAATCTCGATACCTTTAATTGGTTTCATGGCCATCTTTATCTCCGATTGGTTGATCAAAAAAAAGGGCCGCATTAAGCGACCCTTTCAAAATCCTCTATTGAGGAGCATGGCAAAAATTACAGCGCTGTACCAGGCATACGTGCGCAGTCGTAGTACGTTGCCGTATTACCAGTGCCCAAGGCAGTAGTACCTGGAGTAAATACCGCTGTACACAATGACACTTTGATCAAACCGACCAGCGTGACGTTGTTTGCGACTTGTGTTGGCACTGGGCATGGATCAGTACCTGTACCGATTGGGCCTTGAGTCGTTGTCACAGCACCAGTAGCGCTGATCCAAACGGCGAATAGACAGTTCTGACCAACAGCTAAGGCCGTGTGGCCTGCGCTAAAAGGGATGTTGTCAGTAATCGCTTTTGTTTTAAAAACGCCGTTGTTAGTAAAGTCAATCGCAGTGGCAATTTTGAAGGTGCCTGTCGTTGTACCAATCACTAAGCCGGCGGGTGAGTAGCATGCGTAGCCGGATACGGCTTGTTCGAGGTTGTATGACATTTTGAGTTTCCTTATTGAACCGTGTTGAGAGTGCCCATGGTGGAAGCATTAGCGACGCCGGATGTACCGGAGCCAGTAGTAATGCCGCCATGGGTATGCGCGTTAAGCGCTGTGCGAAGCGCTGCAAGGTCAGTTAAGACCGAATTAAGTAGCTGCCTGATCTCATCACTGGTGAGAAGGTCAGGTACAGCTGCCATTCGTTGGTTGATTGATTCAGCCATGATTTACTCCTTACAGAGCTGTCACGCCAGCTTCGATACGTGCCATGAAGGCGTCGTTCAAGCGGACAGTTGCAAACCATGTGGAAGCACCGACATAACCGAACTGACCCAAGGGGTTAGCGTGGTTGGTCTGGCTGGCTTTGAGCACGACAGGCTTGATGGCCGACATACCCTTGAGCGCAACCTGGCCCCAGCAGTCTTCGCCAATAATGATGAAGGGGTACACGTCGACGTTTACTCCGCCAACGGACAACATGCCAGTTGAGCCAATCGCCGCACCGGCCGCTGCAAAAGATTTGAGCAGTGGTGAAGAGATGAAGCGGAAGTCTTCGCATGCGCCAACTTCACGGTCATGGATTGGCTTAAATGAGCCATACTCTTCCACCCGGGTAAAGCCAGGCAAGTTACGGATGTCAGACACCGCATCTGTGTGGCAGAACACAATGTATGAAGGCTGGACAGCGCGTGTGCCAAAGTTCACACCAGGTGCCAAGCGTGATGTCACGCGGCGAGCACGGTTCGACTCCAAAGTACGAGCAGATTTGCGCAAGGCGTTCAAGCTGACTGGCGTGGCCACAGCTGCACGGCTAGAGCCGTTAGCGTAGATCACAGTAGAGCCAGCTTTCAAGACGCCGTAACGGACCATCTCCATCACCTCAGCCAGGGTCTCGCCGGTAAGCTTGACCATCTCGCCTGGGATGTCGTCTTCGTACAACTGCTCAACTTTGCTGGAGTACTTGAAAAGTACGCCATATTGCTGAAGCTGCACGGTGACGTCCTGAAACGAAATCGTATTGGAGTTAGGTGTTACGCCCTCAGCCAATACAAAGTTGCTCGCTGTGATGTCAGGTGTACCAACATATCGAGATGTGTTCTCAATCGTTGTACCAGCGGTGGACGCGCCAAAAGGCAAAGTACGACGGAACACCAAGGTGTCTGTCGAGTTTTGCGGCATTTCGCGTTGCGTTCCGAAATCACCGAGGACGGTGATGGGTTGGGCGTGCTCAAGCATGCCTTGTGCTGCACGAATTAGATTTCGCGATGCACTGGTGCCATAGTTTTGAATGGACATGGTAGTAGTTCCTTAAATGTTTAAATTTCAATACCCGCGCTGCGCTTTTGTTTTCTCGCGCTTTGCGGCTTCGTAGTTCCAAAGCTCTACCGGTGAGAGGTCGTCCAATGTTTTGGGCGGTGCCACTTGTCCGGGTCGAGTTACCGCGGCAGCCGCTAAGCGTGCTCCGCGTTCTTGCTTGATTTCTGATGCAGGCTTTGCTTTTGCGCTTTGGAACATGTCCAACATGCGAATTGCATCCTTGGCTGCGGGTGAGCCAGCTAAAGCGCGGATCTCGGGTGTTTGCACAGAGAACCAATTGGCAAACTCGGGCGTGTTAACCGTTGTTTCCCAGTCCTCGTACTTTCCCTCGATGCGGGCTTTTTCTATCTCGCGCGCCATCTCCTGTCTGGACTCAGAGACTTGCTGCTGCACATACCCAGCCACCTGTTCAGGCGTTAGGTTTGACTGCTGCGAGACTCCGGCCATCTTGGCGGTGACGTACTCTTCCATGGCCCCTGCCCACTCAGGAAAATCTTCCTTGAGCTGATCCCATTTCTCAGGGTTGGCCGTTGCTGTAACGATCTGCTTTTGTGACGGCGCGTCGGCAACTTGCCGGCGGGCCAACTCAGCGTCTCGTTGCATCGCCGCGACCCGACCCTCTGTCGTTTTGACGTGATGCAGCAACTGAGCGTTTGCTTGTGCCAGTTCATCGATCTGAGCAAGTTTTGCCCTGACGGTGTCTGACAACCCAGCAAGGGGGTCTTCCGGTTCAACACTTATAGGCTCTGGTTCAGGACTAGGCGAAGCTTGCTCCGCAATAACGACCTCCTCTTGTGCGGGTGACGTATCACCGGCTTGGAGAATCGCTGCTTCCGCATCCCATAGCTCTTGCATGTTTTCTTGGTTTTCTTCCACTTTTCAAACGCCCATAAAAAAACCGCCTCAAGGGCGGTTTGGCTAACAAAGCTGAACGGGATTAATCCTCCGGTTCAGCGGCTACACCCCGAGTTGCCTGGTTAGGCAAGTCGAGAATTCTTTTAAGTACTTTGATCTCGCCGCGAAGAGCGGCAGTTTGAATTTGGTCTAACACAGCGTCATTCCTTAAACGCGCTTTCTCTAGCTCGTCTTGAATCCACTTTCTAATTTGATGCCAAGAAGGTGAACTGAAATCAAGCATAAAAAAAGGGCACAAGTGCCCGTGAGATGCATTTTGAAGAGGCTCGATTCATTTGTCAATCTTCATTCTAAAAATCTCAACTTGTAAAGCGTTGATTGATACAGCGAAACAGCTTCGTCAATTAAATTATGAAGCGCTGTTTCAGTGCGCTTACAAATTTGTTCACGGCTGTCTTCAATCCAAGCCATTTGCTGCTCAAGTACATCTGCAATTTCTCCAGCATATTCATTCTCCAGTAATGGGATATCAAGCAATTCGTTGTAGCGGCCTTGGTAGGCTTCAGCAAATGCGTCAGCTCGCTCAACTATTCCTTCGTAGAAGTTTCCAAGCGCCATGTGAGCAGCAAAGCTGCCAGGTCCAGTGGCCTTCAAATGCGCACGGTGCGCCATATCTCGGGCAAGAAATAAGAGCGCGACGTATTGACCAGCCTCTTTCATCAGTAGGCTTTCTTATCAAACATGGCCTTGACGGCCACCACAACTTTGATCGAGGAGCTGGTGCCGCCTGTTGTTACGGCTCGAATGTAGCCAGGGTTCTCGGTTACTTTACGAATACCAGCTGCAGTGAAGGAGGTGTTAGTGCCGATCCAAGCGTTGAGCGTTGCCCAGTTGATGCCGTCGTTAGAGCCTTGTAGCCCTGCTGTTGCACTGCCAAAGGCTCCCGAAACTTGAACCGTGAGGTCTGCCGCATACGGAATAGGAAAAGCAGTTCCAGTGTCCGCTTCAGCAAGTTCCCAGGTCACAAGGACCGCTCCGTTTAAGCTGTCTCTGTCTGTCGTTGCGTTAATTGAAGCCATATTTATGCTTTCGTTGGATAAAGATTGACCCAAGGGTTATCTGGGTTTTGGTTGCTGCCGCCGTAATAGTTGCCCGTTACACCAGAGAGCCTTGCTTCGTCTGTTGTACTAACCGTGTTGGTAGTTACACCCTTGGGCTGGCCAGAGCTTGAGGGCGGGAACATGGTGTAGTTGTAGACACCGGCCGCAATCGCCGCTGCTGGCCCTGGGTAGGCGGTGCCGTCAGGCCCGTAGACTGCGCCAGTTGAAGAGGCGCCAGGTGTTCCTCCTAGCCCGCTTGTATTGGTGACACCCGTTGAAACCACGCCAGAGCCGGTGGTGAGACTGGGCGCAGAAGAAGACGCTGAGCTTTTTGCTTTAAGCGCTGCAAGCTGCTTTACCAAATCTTGATAGCTTGTGTTTAAAGTGCCGTACTGCGTATTGAGCAAACCGATTTTTGTATCGTAAGCATTAGTAGCCGTAGTCAGTTTGGACTGAAGTGCTGTGTTTGCATCGGTCAATGTGTTGAATTTATTAGCCGTACCCAAACGGCTTTTAATTTCCGCTAAATTTGCGCCTGTAATACGCGCAAGGTCTTCCGGCTTCCATCCAGCAGTGCCTATTTTCCTAGCGTATGTGGTGTCGTCTTGACCTTGATTGCCTGCAAAATAACCACCTACGTCTTTGGCAAGGTTGTAATTTTTTACAACATCCGCTTCGTTCCAGCCGTAAGCCGCTGCGATGTCTTGTGGAGAAAATTTCATCTCATCCATTTTTTGGACGATTTGATAGTCGGTCATGCCCGCATTAAACGAGTTGAGGATTTGCTGCTTACGCGTTGGCGCTGCTGTTTGAGTCAATGCAGTGTTAGCCGACGCGCCAGTGGTTGCCGTAGCGGTAGTTGCATTGCTGGTCGGGTTGTTGGCAAGAACCGTACTGCCGCCAGACGCGCCGCTGAAGTCGCCCCCAACAACTGCGCCACCCCCGCCTGCGCTTGACGAAGTGTCTATCGCATCAGCAATTAATCCAGTTGGCTGGTTGCTTACAACAGCGCCTGAGCTGGCTGCCTCATTGCCAAAGTTAACACCCGCCGTTGAGAAATAGTTATTGATCTCGTTGGCATTAAACCCCGTTGCACGGATCAAATCATCCATGCTAACGCCGTTTGCTTTTGCAGCGTCTGCAATAGCGTTAGGGTTGTTGATATTGCTCTGTACAAAAGACTTGATGGTGTCGTCTGACACCTTATTGGGGGTGCTTACAGCCGGGGCCCTGTCTTCGAAAACATTGTTTGTAGTAGCCATGGTCTAACCCCTTATATTCCGGATCCAGCGACCAACTTAAGTCGTTGCTCTGCGGCGAAGAGTTCCTTCTTGCCGCGCTCTTTGATGGCCGTATCGGCCAGCTTGGCTTTGATCTGCTCAAGCGTCATGTTCTGGTTATTGCTGAGTTTGAGCATCTCGATCTCGCGACTCATTTGCAGCTCAGCCATGCGCATTTGTGCCTGCTGCTGTGCGATCTGCTGGCGCGTTTGAAGCTCCATCATGTCGCTTTGGTTTTGCACTTTGGCTTGCTCCATCGTGGACTGAGCCCTGATCTGCGCAGCCATGAGCCTTGGGTCTTGCTGCTGCCCCTGCTGGGCAGCTTGCTTTTGCTGCTCTTTGATTTGCTCTATCTCTTCGTCTGACTTGAACACCTCAGCTGGGTCAATGTGCTGCGCTTGAAGCGCTTTTTCAAACAACTTCTTAGTGTCTAAATACACGCCGTAGATCGGGTTAGCGCCTGCGGCCAATAAGTTGAGAAATGACTGGTTCTGGATGTCTCTCACAAGAAGGGCTGAGCTCCCCCTTGCATCGATGGTGAAGTCGCCTTTAACTTCCTCATCCTCGTTGTACATCA